GGTTTGTGGTTATGCGTACCCACTATGCGAAGAACCCGCGCTATATCGGCAGGTACTGCGGGGTCTATCTCAAGCCCGAACTCTTTGCACTTAGCCTTGAACTGGTCAGCCACTACTTTCCACTGCTCTACAGCAACGGGTTCAGATAGCACCCAGTAAACGTGTATACCCCGCCCAGAGTTAACGACCAGAGGTTTTGGTAATTCTAGGGCTACGATAAATTCTTGTAGCCTGCGTAACGCCTCTCCCTGTGTAGCGAACCCCTCGTTCTTAGCTACTTTGTCTTCGCCAACATCTAAGTCTAAGAAGAATGACTTAATCTGTTTAGCGTCATCACCTTTGCGGGTACCTTCTTCCTTGAAGTTACTCATCGCAAAGTACATGTCCCACCCTTCACTGTCGTGGTATTCGGCGGCTTCTGCTAATTCATCTGTTGAGTGAAAGTATGTTTGCCGCACCCCGTTCGACGCTAGGCCGTATTGTAGAGCGACGTACACACCTTCTGTGGGTAGTACCCACCGTAAAAATTCTCTTGTATTCATGGTTGCACCCAATGCCGAGAGACACTATGGCAGGGATGTCGGCGCATCCTTTTCGGTAAAACCTAGCCATAGTGGAGTGATTGTTAGTGGTTAGTCATCCCAACCGTCAACAATAGCACTCAGATCGTCGTCATCTTCCTTGGGTGCGGGGGCAGATTTCTTTACGACCTTCTTGGGTTCCTCCACTTCGGAGGTATCTGGCTCATCGCCAAATATATCGTCAGAGTCATCGTCATCGTCTAACGCGACATCGGTGCTCTTGACACTGCTAGTAGTATCACTAAACGGGTTATCAGGTTGCGCTACGAAGCCGCCTTCCACAACGCCGAAGGGCGAACGTGACACCATAGGCACGTATTCGATCACCTGCACGCCATTCAGACGCAGGCTAACGCCATTGTCACGCATAGAGTACGGCACAAAAGCGAAGGCAAGGTTCACGGTACTGCCGCTGGTTAGCTGGAAGTCCGCTGGCAGCTTGTTGTTCTGCGCGTCTACTTGCAGTGGGGGCGTGGTCTTGTCAGTGCCGTAAGCACCTTTCAGCTTGCACTTGCCGATGTAGTTACCGTCATCGTCCTTCTTGAACGGTAGGGCAAACTTATCAGGCCAGCTCTTTTCTTTCTTGGCTTTATAGGCCACTGCCATTGCCTTGTATAAGGCTTTGGCTTCGCTTTCAGACATCACAAAGGACATCTCGTATGCCGCGCCGTCATCCAGCGGGTCACACTTAACAGACCCACCCTTACCGCCGTTCGCTTTGTTATCGAACTTGTAGGTAGCGTCGAGTCTTGGGTAAAGGGCTTTCACGCCCTCGATTGTGTAGTACATATTTGCTTCAGCCATTGTTGGTCTCCTTGACTTGGCTATTTATTGTGAACCCTTCAGTCGCAGCGAAGGGCGAACCCTCGCGGTTGTGGGGCACGATGTCGAAAGCAATTGCTGCTAACGTATCGTCGTCATCCACCATCAATCTAACTTTCTGTAGTTCCTCTTCTTCTAACGGTCTTTGTGGATAAAAGAACAGCTTTGGCACGGGGCTACCCGTATCGAAACTTATCTTTGTCACCACTGCTGCACTGGGCGTTCCATGCCCACTCAAAAATTTGGCGTAAGCCTGTAGAGGCATAGAGCTTCTACTTTGGGCCTTACCAAATATGGACGAGGCGGGTACCTGCAACTGGTACACAGTATCTAGTGCTTGTTCTTCAACAATCGCTAGTCGCTGACTAAACCTGCAAGCCCTACCCCCTCCAGTTCCAGAACCTCGGACGTTATTGGTGCAATCAATACACCGCATACTTTGTCTCTGGTCTGGCGGCACTTCAGGCGCGGGTCTCTGAGTATCATTCGACCAGCATGTCGGCAGACGTTTGGCGTTAGGGTCGTAGGCATCTTTGTAATACGAGCGCGATACTGCCGCTGCGTTTACGATAACTACGTTTATCGCTGTGCTGTCTGCTTGCTGGTCTAACCCAGTAAACCTATTACCCTGTATGCTGACTCGGCGCACTATGCGTCCGCATCAGGATCAAACGCTGTGGGGTCAAAGTCATCCACAACAGCTTCTTCCGTTGCTTCTTCCTTAGACGCACCGCCCTTTAACAGAGCTTCTGTGATACTCGCCAAGGCGAATCGCTGCGTTTTACCTACCTTGATGTACGTATTCTCTGGAATCACGCCATCCCTCACCCACTTACGGGTCGTGGATAATGACACACCAAAGTGCTTTGCGACATCTTCAATCGGAACTAATTGCTCCATCACGCTTTCCTTATTGTGAGTGCGAACTCTGCGTCTACGTTCAAGCCCTTTGGCAGAAGGTCTGGGTTCTCTTCCAAGAACTCCCGTACGTTCTTCTGGTTCAGGCGCTTATCCAAGAACTCAGGTACACCATGCTCAAGAATGAACTCGTGCATGTGCTCCCAATCGCTAGTCCAATACTTCTGCTTAACCGTACGGTAAAACGTACCGGCATCGGTCTTGACGCTTTTGATGTCGTTCTCTTTCAAGTAACTCAGTAGCGCACTCTTTATTTTATTTTGCTGATTGACTAGCTTGTCATCAGCCTCCTTAAATTCCGCGGATAGGCGTTCCCGTTCAGCCTTAATCTTGAGGTAAACCTCAGTCATCTTGCCTAACGGCACACCGTCTACGTCTTTTGCATCAGCCATGATCTTCGTCCTTCCATTGCCGAGAAAGGTAATATAGTGGTAGGTAATGGCTTAATCAAGTATTTCTTTGTAAAGATCAATAATTTTTGTATGTGTGTCTATTTTGTTATCTAGTAATGCGTATACACGCTTTTCTATGTGAGATCCTTGTAGCTGTACCACTGTGCACTTATGGTCTTGCCCCGCCCTGTGGATACGAGCGTTGGCCTGTGCATAGGTTTCTACCGAACTGGTTGGCCCCCACCACACAATCGTATTAGCAGCGGTCAGCGTAACGCCGTGTGCCGCAGCCTGCGGCTGAATGACCAGCACTCGTGGGGTATCTGTTTCTTGGAACTCTTTGAATATGCGCGTGCGCTCGGTGGCACTGACAGCCCCACTAATGATCTCGGTAGGTATCTTGTCCTTGCGTAGCTTGTCAGTAAGTAGCTGAATCGTGTGCTTGAACGGCACAAACACGAGTACCTTCTTACTGGACTCGTCAATCACCTCGCGTAGCACCTTGTATCGGTGCTTGATGTCGAACTCCACCACCTCTTTGTCATCGGTGTACACCGCACCGGAACTGATCTGGAGCAGCTTGTTCATGTTCACCGCTGCTGTAGCTGCCGTGACTGTCTCTTCCGCAGCCTCCATGACCATGCGGTTCTTCAGTTCTTTGTAGTATTTCTCCTGCTGACGTGTCAGCGGTACCTCACGGGTTGTATACACGATGTCAGGCAGATCAAGGCACTCTTCCTTGGTAAACCGGATCGCCGGTTGCAGTGCACTGAATACTGTCTCGGTGGCTTCTGGCTTGGGCACCCACTTGAAGTTGGTCACTTTGTACATGACCTGATCGCGGAACGAACCAAAGAAACGTGGTACAGCTCTCGGGTTAACAAGTTTAGCCAGACCGTACGCATCCAATGGGCTTTGCGCTGCTGGTGTACCTGTCATCATCCACAACCACGTCTCAGGGTTCAGTAGTTTGTTCAGGGTCTTCCAGCGTTTCGTCTGCGGGTTCTTATAGTGTGTAGCTTCGTCTACGATAATCAGATCAAACCCGCCATTTGCAATAGCGTCTGCCACTATCTCTACACCGTCGTAGTTAATAATGACGAAATCAGAGCCGTTCTCTATGATTTGCTTTCGTTTCTTGGGTGGCCCATAGGCCACATCTACCGTACGGTGCATAGCGAAGGTAAACAGATCGTCTGCCCACGCAGAGTGCATGATAGATAGGGGGCATATAACTAGAGCGCGGCTCACATACCCCTTGTTCATTAGGTAATCCGCTGCCCAGATAGCACTAGCAGTCTTGCCCGTACCCTGCTCGTTGAAGCAGAACCCCCGCTTGTTTATGGTGAAGAACTCAGAAGTAGTCTTCTGGTGCCTCATTGGTGAGAACTTGCCCGTCCATTCGTATTGTGTGCTGATAGGTGAGGGTGCATCTATACCTAAGTTCTTTAGTACACGAGTTTCTTCGACGCCCCAGTTAACTACCACTCTGTTATCCGATAGCTCTTTGCTCTTCGGTATAATCGTTGTGATACGTTGCGGGTCACGTAGGCGCAGTAGCAGCGCCTTGTTATCTATCACTTGCATCAGTTCTCCCATGCAAAAAAGCGCGAAGTGGGTGTCCACTACACGCGGTTAAAAAGCCCGCCATGCGACCACACCGGACGGGAACGGTGTCAACAGGCAGGAAGAGTGCCTTGGTCTAAACTGTTATTAACACAGTAAGAAGAAAAGACAGTGCGTTGATCGCCACGACAATACCTACGCCGACCAATATGCCCGTCTTTACGTTGTCCTTATTCACTGCCTACGTCGATGTCTATGCCCCGCCTTCTTGGGCTTCTGCCCGTTACGGCTGCGATTAGCACTCTTGCT